ATAGGCCGGGGGTTTACTCCCCCCAACCTCCGGCCATTTAATATGAATAAGGAAAAAATATGCTGACTTATAATACCGCATTACTATTTGAAATGAAAAAACAGATACAAATAGAAATTGAAAGGTTGAAAGAAAACCTTGTCACAGCCTATCACATTGAAAAATTTGACTTTTCTTCCTACAAACACCATGTAGGTAAGATAGAAGGGCTTCGTCGTGCAATCGAATTGCTAGAAGAAGCAGAAGACGTAGTTAATGGTAAACAATAGGGGGCCTATATGCCATTTATGATAATGCAACACCAAGTAGATCCTAAGGAACTTATACATAAAGAAATGGGCGATATATCGCCTGTAGAAGTCTTTAATAATCAGTTACTTGTGGCAGTTTATATCCGTCCAGAAAAGACTAAAAGCGGCATTTTGCTGCCCGGTCAGGTTCGTGATGAAGATAAATTTCAATCAAAAGTAGGGTTGGTTATTAAAAAGGGGCCATCAGCCTTTGAAGACACGAATGGTGAATGGTTTAAAGGCGTTGACATCAATGTTGGTGACTGGATTATCATGCGTTCTTCCGATGGCTGGTCAATTACAGTTAACAATGTGCTTTGCCGCATGATTGAAGACGTAAATGTTCGTGGCCGTATCGACCATCCAGACCGTGTTTGGTAATAGGAGAAAATAATGGCTAGAAAACAAAAATCTGAAGACAAAATTGAAGAAAAACAGCCAGAAATGAATTTTATGGCTGATGAAAATGCTCCAGAAGTAGAAATTGTTGTTGAATCTGCACCAGAAGGGGAACAATCACCTGTTCTTGGCGCAGAAGAAGGCATTGATGTGCTTCGGGATCGTTTGGAAAAGGCAAAAGAGCGCCTTGCCGCAGAAAAACAAGCCAGATTGGAAGCCGAACAACACGTTAATCGGGCCAATATGGAAGTTAAAGAAAACCAAATGCACTTGGTGGCCAATGCCATTGATGTGTTGGGCCGTGAACGGGAAATTATCAAAAATAACATCAAAGAATTGATGTCTATTGGCGATTATGACCGTGTTGTTGATTTGCAGGAGATGCTTGCAATCAATAATAGCAAATTGATGGAACTGGAAACTGGCTTCAAAGAAATGAGGAACCAGCCAGCCCCACAACCGCCTAAACCGCCAGAAGCATCTGATATTGTTGATAATCTTATTCGCCAAGTTACGCCACGTTCGGCGAATTGGTTAGAAAAAAATAGGGATTATCTAACAGATACCAAGGCTCTGCGGGTTATGGAACGTGCCCATGGCGATGCTTTGGACAATGACATTGAACCGGACTCAAATGAATACTTCAAGTTCATTGAAAAACGTCTTGGCATTGCAAAACCGCAAAAGGTTGAACGTTATCAAGAGTTTGATGACGATGAACCGGTAATGTCAGCGGCATCTTCGGCAACACAGCGCCGATCTGCCCCTCCAGCGGCTCCTGTGTCACGGTCAGCTCAGGCTGGCACGAACCAACGGACGGTCCGACTCACCCCAGACCAAATCGAAGCTGCAAAGATTTCTGGCCTCTCACCCCAGAAATATTATGAGCTTATGGTTAAAGAACGTGAACGTACTTCGGTAAATTAAGGATAGTAAAATGGAACAAGACACATCAAAACGCCGGGGTCGCCCAGCAAGCAAAATGTTGAAGCCTGTAACTAAATCGGCTGACACAGAACAAACCGTGAACGCAGCTGCACCAGCGGAGGCCATATTGGCTCCCGTTTCGGAGCGGCCATCTATGCGTCCTGCCATGAGGGAAGAAGATCCACGGGTGGCTGCTGCCCGCCGTGCGGAACAAATCCTGAACAACCTTGGCGGCGATATGGATCAGGGCACGGATATGTTCCAAACCCCGCCCGCCCCCGATGGCTGGACATACGAATGGAAGCGCAAGAATGTTACCGGTGAGGAGCAAAACTCCCACATCACATCTTTGTCTCAAACTGGTTGGGAATTTGTGCCAACAGATCGCCACCCAGAAACCATGCCTTTGGATAACAAAAATCCCATTATTGAACGTAAAGGGATGGCACTAATGCAGCGTCCGAAGATCATTTCAGACAAGATGAATGAAATTGAAAAGCGGAAAGCACGGGATCAAGTTATTGTTAAACAGCAACAACTTAACGATGCTCCGCAGGGTCACTTTGATCGTAACCATCCGTCTGCAAAAGCACGGGTAAGCACTGGATATGAACCCATTCCCGTGCCACAAGACAAATAAATCAAGAAGGGGGGCAAATACCCCCCTTTACAAACTTGTTTTTACTTGATATTATTTTTAGCAATCTAAGGATTACTTCCCCCCGGTGCGGGAAGTTCGCTTATCCCCGGTTCTAAATGCCCCCGGCGTGGCATGATGGCCATTCTCCTGTAAAAAGGATGATCCGTCATGGCAAACACACAAGCCTATTTCGGTTTCCGTCAATATCAGGGCACAGGTTCCGCTCCGACTTATGAACAAGTCGCAGTTTTGATTGCTTACAATGCCAATGCTATTTACTACGGTGATCCCGTAACGTGGCAGGCAGCAGGCACTGTCGCCCAATCTGCTTCTACTGGTGCTACTCCTGCTGCTCTTGGCATCGCAGGCATTTTCGTCGGCTGCCAGTATCTCTCCGTATCCCAGAAGCGTACCGTTTGGTCAAACTATTGGCCCGGTTCTGACGTTGCTTCAACCAGCACCGTCACTGGTTATATCATCAACGATCCTAACGCTAAGTTCGTAGCACAATCAGATGGTACTGGCATTGCTTTGGCTGATGTCAATTCCACCATCGGCTTTGCTATCGGTTCTGGCAACACAGCTAACGGTTTGTCTGGTGCATACCTTGACACGACTACGCTGAACACCGCCAGCTACCTCCAGAACAACCCGTTCAAGATTGTTGGCATCATCAACGACCCACCCGGTAGCCAAGGCACACTGTCCAATGGACAGGCGTATGATTGGGCGATTGTATCGTTCAACAACGTTGTGACCCGCAACTTCCAAGGCGTATAAGGAGTAAGGACCAATGGCTGTTAATCTTAGTGCCATCAAAGACCTTCTGCTCCCCGGCCTCCGTGGGGTTGAAGGCAAGTATGAGATGATCCCATCTCAGTACGACAAAATTTTCACCAAGCATGAAAGCCGCATGGCTCTGGAACGCACTGCTGAAATGCGTTACCTTGGCCTTGCCCAGCTTAAAACTGAAGGCGGTCAGACTGCTTTCGACAACAATGCTGGCGAACGTTATGTCTACAATCAGGAACACACCGAAATCGCCCTTGGGTATGCAATTACCCGTAAGGCGATTGACGACAACCTGTATAAAACCCAGTTTGCTCCGTCTAACCTTGGTCTGATCGAATCTTTCCAGCAGACCAAAGAAATTTACGGTGCCAACATCCTTAACACTGCAACGACTTACAACGCTTCGGTTGGCGGCGATGGTGTAGCACTTTGCTCCGCTTCGCATCCTATCGACGGTGGCACGGTTTCTAACATCGCCGGTACGCCAGTTGACCTTAACGAAGCCACCTTGTTGAATGCGATGATTGCCATCCGCACCAACTTCAAGGATCAGGCTGGCCTAAAGGTCTTCGCCCGTGGCCGTAGGTTGGTTATTGCGCCGCAAAACGAACCAGTTGCAATCCGTCTTACGAAGACTGAACTGCGTCCCGGTACAGCAGATAATGATGTTAACGCCATCGGTTTTACCGCAGGCGGCCTCCCAGAAGGTTACATCGTCAACGACTTCTTGACTTCTGCTTATCCTTGGTTCCTGCTTACAAACATTGACGGTCTCTCCTACATGGAGCGTGTCAAATTTGAAACAGATATGCAGGTGGACTTTGTGACTGATAACTTGCTGGTTAAGGGCTATGAGCGTTACAGCTTCGGCTACTATAACTGGCGTTCCATCTGGGGCAGCTTCCCAACATCGTAAGGAGTTGACCCATGGCTACAGTTATCAACGACACACAACCGGGTTTTTACCCTAACCCAAATGGTAGCCCGGTTTTCCCGGCTACCACTTTCACTGGCCCGATCCTGTCTGGTAACGTTATCAACAGTGATGGTACAGGCACATTGGCTGGTCTTGGCAACACATACGGTACGCAAAATATCGGTTATGTTGTCACGGCACAGACTGAAGTTGTTACACAGGCTAGTGGTGGCATTTCCATCACTATCCCTGCCCAAAGCCAAATTTTGTCCATCACCATGATGGTCACAACGGTTTGGTCTGGGGCTGCAACGACCTTTAGCGTAGGCGCAACGGCAGGGACTACTGCTGCCACGGCGTTTTCGGCTACTGGTATTGCTGGTGGTACGCTTGGTAGGGTTTCTATTTCTCCGACTACGGCTGCCCAAATCGCAAACTGGGACAACGTTAGTAATTCTACCTTCCAAACAGGTGGGCCAACTGACGTTCAGTTTTTGATTACTTCCGCTAACACTGGCACTGGTGTAGGGACTTTGACAGTCACTTACATTCAGGGCATCAACAACGCATCCTAGTAGGAGGATGATATGACCCGTAAGCATCGTGAATCCGGTGGTGTCAATGAAGCTGCACAGGATATGGCTCACAAGAACATGAGCTATACCGCTGACAGCAACGTTGAACGTGAAGCTGCCGAACATAAACATGGCGGACGTGCTAAAAAGCACCGTTCACATCATGCACATGGTGGCCACGCCCATCATGAACATATGGAACATGAACATCATGAACATGGTGGCCATGCCCATAAGAAGCATAAGCGTCCTGCCCGTAAAGCAGGCGGTGGTCTCCCCATCGAACACGCTTCACATGCTCACCTTCCTCAGACAGGTGAACATGAAGAACATTATAAGCACGGCGGTGGCACGAAGCATCGTGCACATGCTGGTAAGCATCACGAAATGCACGCCCATGGCGGTCATGTGAAGCACCATGCAGGCCGTAAGCCCCGCAAGTCCGGCGGTCGCTTGGCTGGTAATGAATGGTCAATGGCTCAGACAAGCACTCCTGCCAAGGGGCGCAACGTTTCTGGTTCGTTGTCCAAAGAATACTGAGCCCCGGTTGGGAAATGTTCGACTAACAGACGGGGGCTATATGCCCCCGTTTATCTAGATAGGTGTAGAATGTCAAAAACCGCTGCATGGCAACGTTCTGAAGGCAAATCACCATCGGGTGGACTTAATGCCAAAGGTAGGGCATCATACCATCATGAAACTGGCGGAACTCTTAAGGCTCCGACCAAAGACACACATAATTCACGCCATCATTCATTCTGTGCTAGAATGGAAGGAATGCGGGCAAAGCTGACGAATCACAAGAACGCTCATGACCCAGAAAGCCGTATCAATAAGGCTCTGAGGAAATGGGGTTGCTGATAGGGGTGTAAAATGTTTGATTTAATTGCTTATGTAGCACTAGCAGCCGTTGTAATTTGGGGTGTTGTATCCCTGATTAAGCATTTTGTTCCTGATTATTATGCCCGCATGGAAGACCGCTACAATACGTCTATGCACAAGCGTTTGAATGCGATTGAAGACCATCTTGGCATTAAGACGGAAACAAACACCATCATTAAACACCTTGAAAACGAATTAGAAAAATGAGCAAAAAACCTTTTTGGGACACAAAAGCCCCGGAAAAGCATGTGACAAAGCATTTGTCGCACAAGCAGGAACAACAAGCTAAAGCCCGGGCACGGGCTGCTGGTCGGCCCTATCCAAATTTAGTCGATAATGCAGCTGTAGCAAGGAAAGGCAAATAAAATGCAGCCGATTACGGTTACAACAACAGACGCTACATCTGGCACGACATACAGCCGTCTTGTCAGAATGGATACATGGGCCAACGCACAATCGGCAATACAGGTTACTGTTACCGGCACGGCTACATTTACCGTTGAAACATCTATGGATGATCCCAACGATCCTGTTAATCCTGTGGCACAAGCCAGCATGACATGGGTAAATGCCACAGATGCCAACTTGGTTAAC